GTAAGTTCATAGCTTCGCTCCACGCTCCCTCGCATTGAGGTGCGGGTGACGCCTTCTTCAGGTTACTGACCGCCCCGTGGGGCCGCGGGCGGCGGAGCGCCCCGAAGGGTCTGCAGCGCCTCACGTAGTCGCTGAGCCAAGTCTCCGGGCGCAACCTCAGGCGCGGGAAGATGGATCTCTGGTGAAAGAGCGCAGTACACGTCAAAAAGTCGTGAGAGGATCGCGATCGTCAAAACCCGGCGTGGTTCCTGAGTAGCCTCCGAGGGGTAATACGTTGGGGGAAGACCTACCTGCGTACATATATAAGATCTTAGTCGATGCCATGTCCGATCGTGATAAATGTACACAGCGCAAATATCCGCCTCCATCGAATCATAGATAACTTGGGGCGGCGCCGCGGACCAATACCGGCGTATGAAGAACATCGCAGTACCCAAATTAAAGTCGTCGTGGTTCGTCAGCTCAACCCGGTCACCAGGGTTCAACCTGTAGGGCAGACCCGCAGGTAATCTCCTGTCATTCACGTATACGTCTACATCCTGAGCATACCCTTCTGCAGCGTTAGCACCGGGTCCGTTCGTCTGTATGTACCAGGCGAGTTCCGCCGCAACCCAGTTAGGGGCGGTTGGAACCACCACGTCTGTGACTGCGATCGTTTGCTCTGGCTCGACATGGACCTGCACCGTGTTTGGGTCAACCAAGTAACAGCGTGGACCTCCGTCTGCTGGCGGGTTGATCGGCATCGCACGGCCGGTGAGCATCGTATAGTTCTGGTAGGGGAAATACTCTTCTCTGAACGTGCACGCACCTTCGGAGCAGATCCGGATCCTCTGGACGCGTCGGAATGTAGACGGGGTGTAAGGTATTTCATCGCGCGCCAAGATCGCAAGCGTCTGAGGGTTCTGCACGTACCCGGGCATCAGAAATTGTGACGTAATTCCCAAGGCCGCGTAGGCCACATCCAGCGCAGCGTAGAAATTATTCCGCCGTGCCTCGCGGGTTGTGGGTGCCCCTACAATTGGCCGTGTCGTTGTGCTGTTGAATCGCATCATAAAAATGGACAGCGTGGTTTCGGACACGGGATCGCGATGAGCTCGGGGGTCTGCGGCTAGCGCAAGTCCCTCGAGCACGGAGAGCGCGCGTGCGTTATAGGCGTCCATGGCGAATGCTATTTTAC